CCAGGACGGATTTATCCGTCCCATGATTTTGCTGTGGGACGGATAGAAAAGTCCCGGGACGGATGCGGGACGGCATCTTTTTTTGATAACTCATTGAAAAATCGTGATTGGGACGCTGGGACGGATAGGAACCCCCAAGCGGAGAATGTATATAGGGAGGTGGACGTATGAACGTCGAAAAAATCGTCAAACAAGCCACCGACGATGGAGTTTTCGTTAGGATTTCCCTAGATGGAAAAATGAAGGCAACGGGTGAAGACGACGCCATTGGCCGCTGGCTTCCGCTCCTACGGCAACACAAGACGGAAATCACCAAACTGTTACTTCAAGGCCAGGGGGCGACGGCGAAGGCGACAAGACCATTGCCACAATTTTATCAGGGTGATTGCCTCGGTCTAGAGTCTCTTGCCCTGCCAGGCGAGGGGTCGGTTTGGGGCTGCCTCGACCCTCACGACCCAAACCATTGGCGGCGCCTCGACCGATTGACAGCGTGTCCGGCAAGGAAACCTCGCCCTGCCCTTTCCCTGCCGGAATGGTGCTCGTCGAGATGCGAAGATTTCTCACAAACTGCCCTGCCAAACGGCCAGATTATGCGGAAGTGCTGGCGCCGCGAGCTAGGGCGGCGATCCGGGCTATTGCACACGACCGGCTGCCCGGTCAAGGGCCAGGGCAAGCGGTGATTTTGAGAGGCTGGGAAAGTATCTGTGCGGAGCTTGGCGGCATGAGCGACAAGACCGCGCGCCAACTAGAGCGGGACGAAGGTCTCCCTGTCGTCTTCCTTGCCGGGCGCCCGACCACCACCGTCGAGGCGCTTACTGAATGGGTTGAAAAACGCTGTCAAATGAACCTGGAGCGCGAGAAATGAGAAATAAAGCCTTTGCCCTTGGCCGCCTAAAGGTCGGGGAAATGAACAGCGTCGAGGCGGCATATCAGCTTTACCTCGATGCGTTGAAACAGTCCGGTGCGGTGAAATGGCACAAGTTCGAGGGGCTGAAGCTGCGCCTTGCCGACAACACGTTCTACACCCCCGATTTTGCCGTCATGGTGGCCGACGGGACGCTCGAATGCCACGAAACGAAAGGGTTCTGGACTGATGACGCCAGGGTCAAGATCAAAGTTGCCGCCAGCCTCTACCCGTTCCGCTTCAAAGCGATCCGGAAGCAGACGAAAAAGGCTGGCGGTGGCTGGGACATCGAGGAATTTTAAGGAGATGAAAAAATGAGCGACACAAACGAGTGCCGGTTGGCCGGAAATATCGACCGGGTGCGCCGAATCGACACCAGGACTGGCAATGTCATGGCTGAGGTTATTCTTGTGGTTAACCAAAGCCGATTCAGGGTTGTAGGCTTCGGGAATGTCGGCCAGCGGCTTCTTTCTTGCGTGGCTGGCGAGCGTCTGGCCGTCACCGGCCAAATTACCACGTCATCATGGCGGGACGCGACCACGGGTGAATGGAAAAATTCATGGGGCATAACCGCATGGGGCGCGGAGATCGACGGCGAAAAGACGGCCTATCAGCGGCAGGAACAGCGGCCAGCCGCCGCCCAGCCGAGGCACGACGTCCCCACGCCGCCGCCGGGCGCTTACTTCTGAGGGATGGGTCAGCATGAAAAAAGAACTCACAGCGAAGCAACGGCGCTTTGTCGAGGTGTTCGCGGGCAACGCCACGAAGGCGGCTGTAGCGGCCGGATACAGCCCAAAGACAGCGCATAGCATTGGCGCGGAGAACCTGAGAAAACCTGAAATTGAAAAGGCTTTGAAAGCTCGCGAGGATAAGGGAATGGGGGCAGCAATCGCCAACAGGCAGCAGCGGCAGGAGTTCTGGACAAGTGTCCTGCAGGATAATGAACAGGCCATGCGTGACCGGCTGAGGGCGTCAGAGCTTCTGGGCAAGTCCGAGGGCGATTTCCTGGAGCGCGTTGACCTCGCCAGCTCGGACGGCAGCATGTCCCCGGCCGCCGTGGCCATAGACCTCTCGCATCTAACGGCGGATGAGATTCTGGCCCTGACCCGCGCTGTCTTCGATGTGGGAGAGAAACCATGCTGACGGCCATGCTTGAACTGATGCGCAACGATCCCGCCGCCTTCACGGGCGCCATGCGCGTCGCGCTCGCCCGCGTGGGCCTGGGCGCGTTCGTGCGCTACACCATGCCCACCTACCGCATGGGCTGGGTGCATGAGGAAATATGCCGCGAGCTTGACCGGTTCCTGGCCGCTGTCATGGCCAGGAAATCGCCGCGCCTGATGATTACGATGCCGCCAAGGCATGGCAAAAGCGAGCTGGCCACCCGGCGCTTTCCCGCTTACGCCTTTGGCCACAATCCCGATCTGACCATCATCAGCACGTCATACGGCGCCGATCTGTCCAGCCGCATGAACCGCGACGTGCAGCGCATCATCGAGAGCGACGCCTACCGCAAGCTGTTCCCGGATGTGGCCCTGTTCGGCAAGAATATCCGCACCGTGGCCAACAACAACTACCTGCGCAACAGTGACATCTTTGAAATTGTCGGCCATAGCGGCAGCTATCGCAGCGCCGGTGTCGGCGGCGGTATCACCGGCATGGGCGGCGACATCCTGATTATCGACGATCCGCTGAAAGACCGCGCCGAAGCCGATAGCGCCACCATCCGCGACAAGGTATGGGACTGGTATACCAGCACCCTGTACACGCGCCTTGCCCCTGGCGGCGGCATCCTTCTGATTCAAACGCGCTGGCATATGGATGACCTTGCCGGGCGCTTGCTCGAAGCGGCCAGAACCGGCGCCGGCGATGCCTGGCGTTGCGTCAATTTCCCGGCCATCGCCATCACCGACGAACCGCACCGACGCGCCGGCGAGGCCCTGCACCCGGAACGCTATCCCCTGTCGCAGCTCTTGGCTATCAAGGCGGCGCTCGGCACCCGCGACTGGGCAGCCCTGTACCAGCAACACCCCATCCCGGACGGCGGCGCCATCTTCAAAAAAGAGTGGCTGAAATACTGGCTGCCCAATGACCTGCCGGACAAATTCGACAAGCTGCTCATTTCCTGGGACATGGCTTTCAAGGATAATGAGGATTCGGACTACGTGGTTGGGCAGGTATGGGGCAAGCACGGCGCCTGCCATTACCTTCTCGACCAGGTGCGCGGGCGCATGGGCTTTACCGCCACCATGCAGGCCTTCCGTGACCTGGCCGAGAAATGGCCGCGTGCCCTGGAAAAGCTGGTCGAGGACAAGGCCAACGGCCCGGCGGTGATTGACAGCCTGAAGCGCCAGGTGACGGGCATCATCCCCATCAATCCGGATGGCGGCAAGGCGGCCCGTGCCCATGCCGTGACACCGCTCTTTGAGGCGGGCAATGTCTTTATCCCGCATCCGCAAACCTGCGCCTGGGTGAGCGACTACGAGGCGGAGCTACTGCAATTCCCTGCCGCCGCCCATGACGATCAGGTGGACGCCAGCACACAGGCGCTCAGGCGCTTCTCCGTGCGCGCGCCCATGCGCTTCAACCCGGCTGCCTTGAAGAATTATCCCATTCGTCGGCAAGTGGGGCGGCGTCCCCTTTTTCCCCGCTGGTAGAATAACAAAACGCTCCGCGTGGGGCAGAGGACTCAGCGGGCTCCAATTGCCCGCAGTTATGCGCCACGCGAAGCGTTTTGATGGAGTTCGTAAAACTGTCAGGTGACGATAGCCGTTTCTCCCCCCGACTTGGGAGCCGACAGCGGCAAATACATAGCACGATTCCTGCCAGCTTGACAAGCCAGGCATCGAAAACCTATAATCAAACCGCCAGCGTTGTCCGGGGTAGCTGGGGTCCGCCCGGACGCTTGATCCAAGGCGGCCGAACTACCCTTGGATGCGCTGGCTTTTGAACAAACCGCTGAATCGGCCTGGATTTTTCTCCAGGTACCCTTTCGGCGGCTTTTCTTTTTGTCAGAAACGGATCCGGGTCGCTCCGCACTTAATCAGCTTGACAACCCTGCCCCGATCTTTCCTGCCGGTCATGCCGTGGCCTGTTCTGGCGTCACAACCAGCCGTAGGCCAAGGGCGGCGCATACGCGGGAAATCGTCTCGAAACGTGGCTGGCTGGCCGGGCGTAAGGCCTTGTAAAGCGCCTCACGGCTTAGCCCGGATGCCTTGGCGATTTCGGCCATGCCGCGAGCGCGGGCAATGTCACCAAGGGCTTCAGCCAGGGCGGCGGGGTCATTCTCTTCCAGAACGATGGTGAGATATTCGGCAATGGCCTTGTCGTCGGTCAGGTGTTCGGCTATGTCAAACACCGGCAGGTCAGAGATTTTGGTTTTCATGGTTCATCCTCCAGGGTTGCGGCCAAAGCGATAGCCCGCGCTATGTCGGCGCCTTGCGTCGATTTATCGCCGCCACCAAGCATTACAATCAGCGCGTTCCCGCGTTGCGTGTAGTACATGCGCCAGCCGGCGCCGAAGAACTCGCGCATCTCCCAGACGCTTTCCCCAACGGGTTTCACATCGCCAAGATTGCCGCCAGCGGCCTTCCGCAAACGCCGCGCCAGGCGAAGG